GTCAGGCATTTCGCTAAAATAATCCTTAATACCAGCAAAAGCATCTGCCAGTGCGCCAGCAATTGGCCCTCGAGGGCTTTCTGACAATCTGTCGTTGTCGCTGGGCATTGGATTTAACATTGAGTCAATGTTATCTTGCATTGTCCTCTGCCTTGGATTAAATGTTTCTAACGGCGTTCCAGCTTTGTACGCTCCCTCAGCAAATGCAAGCGCAGATTCTTTATCTTTCATTTGCAACATATTATTATTTGCCATAGCGTTTATCATTGCAGACATATTATCTGGATCGCCATTTGGCAGTACAAATTCTTTCAGCTCACCGTTTGGCATTTGCTGGATAGTTGGAAATACATACCAGTTTCCATCACTGCCTTGCTCTGCCGCCATGCGGTGAGTAGATATTGAACCGTCACCATTTAAAATAAACTTGTGATTCTGAGGATTGTAAATCCTGTCTATAAATTCTGGGGCGCTTGCAGATGCAGTACCGGCTACTAGTCCGGGGATGCCGACCATTCCAAGCGCCTTAAATCTTTCTAATTGCTGATCATCCAAAACGCTAAACGTAATGTTTTTGCCAAGAGCCGTAAGATCGGCAGACGACGGCTTGTTAGGATCTAAAAGCGCCTCAGTTCTAGGTACGTCTTGACTGTTCCTCAATGTATCAATAGGTATCCCGCTTGCGTCTTTTGCATATGCCTTTTGAAGATCGGTAAAATTATAAGGGCCAATACGTCCAGCCTCAATTATTGGCGACACGCCTTCGCCGGGAAATCCAGTCGCGTAGCTCCAATGGTTAGTTGGAGTCAGCTCGCCAGCGGTGTTAAAAATACCAAAATTACCAAAAGTGCCATCTCTAACATTCATTAGCTCTGGCTTAGTAACTAGCGTTCGCATTGCGCCGGGGGAAAGAAATCCTTCGCTTTCAAAAAAGTTTTTAGTTCCAAGTCTATTAACAATTGCTTTTCTTAAATCTGCCGGTGCATTTCTTAATTGCAAGACAGATAAAGGATCATCAATGCCAGCCCAATTTTCTATTTTGTAATTTTTTGTATAAGTTTCTTTTTTGCCATTAGGGAGATCTCTACTTTTAGTTACATCAAATCCTTTTTCTTTGATTAACTTGTCTAACTCTTTTTTTGCTTGTGGGCTTAACACTTCAAAAGCATGAGCCATACCAGTCTCTGCCGTAGCAGTTGAGAAATCCACTCCAGTAGGCGACATATAATGTGGGGCAAATAGTGGAGGCATTCCAAATTGATCTTCTGCTGCTCTAGCAACTTGTAAGTGCCTATTAGCTATTACAGGTTGATTTGCAAATAAAACCGGATCTTGCAGTAGCCCTCTAAACATATAATCATCGCCGCCCTGAACCATAACAGGGCGAGATAAAGGAACTCCATTAATTTCATGGATAGATGTATCTGTTTTTGTCCTATCAACAATAGAAGATAAAATAGGAACTCTTTTATTTCTTTGAGCAAATTCCTCTATGCTTCTAGGCTCAGGAACAATTGGCGCTTGTGAAGCATCTTCTTTCCATGTCAAATTTTTTACAGAATCTACGCCTTTTTTAGAAGGATCGCCAGACCCAGCTTTTGCAATTCTGGGATCAAATATCCCACGAACCATCATCTCTAACAAATTTTTTGCTGGCCCCACTACGCTATCCCTCGCAAGTTACGCCTAATCGGATCGCCCCAGCTAGATGCCTGATTCTGATATCCAACTGCCAAGTAGCGCATTGCATCTGCGCCATGTGATGTCCAGTCATGCCGAGGCCTGCCTCGCCACGTTCTGCCCTTCTCGTCAAAGTCTCGTTGGTATTGCCGCAATGCCTCGATGCCTCGATTGCATTTAGCTTCGTCGAACCAACATCGTCCGAGCATGGATCGCACTGCCTGTATTCCATCATCGACGCCTAGCTTTGGTGCTATTGTCACGGGCCTTATCCCTAGCGAATCCAACGTTTCGAGCCGAGACTTACCAGTTCCCAGCTCTTTAACCTGCACGTCATGCGGTAGGACGTGCGACTCATAAACATAATCCTTTTCCTGCAACACTTTGGCGTAATGATCAAGGCCAACGCCAGAGCTTTCGTAGTAGTCGATCAGCCTGACCTCGGCTCCAACGTGTTGCGCGAACCAGATCGAGGTCGAATCTCCGATACCTAAGTCCCACGCTGTAACGACTCCAACGGCTCTATCATATGGAACTGCGGCAATCCGTCCAGTATTTGTTACTTCCTTCATCTCGGTGCCGTAATAAGCGCCAGTGATTGCTGCCTCAAAACTGCACTCAAACTCTTGCTCGTATCGATCCTCGCCCATTGTCTTAAGCGCAGCGTCCAGCTCATCGCCCGGCAATATGCCAGTGTCACTAGCCTTATGCATGGCGCAATACCAGTTTTGGTCATTCTGCGCTGCATCAAATATATCCCAAAACAGATTTTTTCCCTTCGGGGTTCCGATAAACGTTGCGCGGCCTTGTCGATCTGCGATCGCCGGTCGAATGACTGTCGACCATGCGTTCGCCGGAAAGTCAGCAGGCTCATCCATTACCACCGCATCAAAATATAGCCCTCGCATCGAGTCTGCTGTCTCGGCACCAAACAATCGTATGCGAGCGCCATTGGGAAAATCAATGCGCAATTCAGCTTCATTGACCTTGATGCCCGGTATCTTATATGTAAACTCCTTGCAATAATCCCACGCCACCGCCTTGGCCTGCCGATAGCTCGGCGCAATGTACGCCACTCGGACGTTAGGCCGGTCAATAGTCAATGCATCGCGGATCAGGTCATTAATCGCGGCGACAGTCTTGCCGCACCGCCGATGCGCTACCAAACAGGCAAATCGACTCGTTCTATCGTGAAACGGGATCATGACATCCCGTGGCGTGTACGGAATCGTTATCTCAGGCATACCATCCTAGAAAGTCCACCATCATCGCAAACGTCGCCAGCACACAGCCAGCCACCATCAAGAATAGGAACTTATCAAAGTTATTCATCCTTGCCCTTCCACTTGATGACCAGCGGCCCACCGGACTCGCCAGTGTGCTCGAGCTGCTGTTTCTCGCCATAACGTTTAGGCAATAGCTTACTCGCCACCCATTTGTGCGCGTCGACCTTCAATCGCGCCACGTTGTATGTCTCAGGCGTCGCATCGTAGGCTATCTCGAGGATATCCTCTGCGGCAAATTCTTGACATGCATTCTTCGCTCGCGCGTATTTGTCGCGTATCGATTCGTGTTTGTACATCCACCGATAGAATGTAGACTTATCTGGCGCCCAGCTCTCAGTCTTGCAGATTCGATTCAATGATCGACCAGCGGCAATTTCCTCGCAGATTCGATCCACCAACTCATCAGTGTAATCAGTTGGCCTTCCAATTTTTACTTCTTCAGTCATCTAAAACTCCATCAATTTGTTACGGACAATTATACGCGCAGAAATTCGGAATGGAACCTGTCTATTCTAGACAGGGTTCCGTTTCATTCCGTTTTCTACATCTGCCCAGATTCATTCCGTTTTTCAATTCCGTTTTTACTTAAGTTGTTGATTTATATATATTAAAAAACGGAAGAGCATTCCGATTCCGTTTGATTCCGTTATTCCGTTTTTCTGGCACTTTTTTTATAACTGTTTGATTTTGTTAAATTAAAAAACGGAATTAGGTTCAATTCCGTTTTATTCCGTTTGGGACTAATCTGAGCCACCAAAATCGATGATCAAACTGGCTGATTTTGCCGACCATCCTTTTTCATGTTTCTCAATATAATCTGCATCCAAAAGCATTCCAATCATTGTGCCGGTTGATGGTTGCAATTCTTTTCTAGCTGTCCCCTCAGTGAATCCCAATTCGTTAATTTGGAACTCAAGCAGGGCACTGCGAGCCACATATGGTCGATTCTGGTCATCTCTACTTCTATGGCTATGATGCCATGCTCGTTCAAAGCGTCTACGCTTCTCTTCAATCTTGGATACTTTCTTATCCATTTTGATTGGTTTGTTGGCTGACTCTAAAACAACGCTCGATACTTGATCTCCGTCCTCGTCTCGCCATCCTCTTATGTCAACCTTCTTAAGATCAAAGAACAAACTGTCTTGCATCTCGGCGTCCTTCATCTTTCTCTGGATAACTTCGATTGGGCCATTCTTAGCTGGCTTAACGCTAACCTCTATATCGAGCGCGCCTCTCCATGCACTAGATCCTCTGGCACGGTGCTGCGCCTCATCCGATACGCCGGTGTGATGCACTAGGACGACTGTGCAATCGAACTCTTCCATTAGTAAGGCGCAGGCATCTAGCATCGTTTTGGCGTCTTGGGCGCTGTTCTCATCACCATTAAGAAATCGGTGCAATGTGTCTACAACGATAACCTTTGGCGTCTCGGGCAGCGCTCGAACGTTATCGATGACCTTGACCAAGCCCTCACTCGAGTTAAGATCGGTTCCGGTCTTACTCATCCAAAATTTAATCTTATCGACGCAAAAGTTCTGCATCCATGCGGCGACTCGAGCGCGTAAGCCATAGTGGCCCTCACCAGCCAAGTAGACGATCGGCAACTCTTTTGTCCTATTGCCGCACCAGTCTCGATTATCCATGTCGATAGCCGCCATACGAAGGCACCAGTCGAGGACTAGGAATGTCTTACCTGAGCCTGACGGCCCATGCACCATCATAAGTGACTTATTCTGTAGCCAGTTCTTGATGTACCAGCTGATCGGCGCTGGCTTTGTCGTGAACTCATTGCCGTCGACTAGCCAGTCCAGCTTGATCTCAGGTGGCTCCAGTAGAGCCGATAAGTCATTGCCAGCCAGCAAATAGTCGTTAGCGTCGCCCTCGTCTGGGGGAATGATGACGGTCGCTCCGTACTTCGCGCTGGCTTGGTCTGCGTATGACTTACCGACTCCACTGGAATCATGATCTGCCACGATGATAATGCGCTGAGAGGCGCCAAAACGCTCTCTAAGCTGTCCAACAACATTAGGTATGTTACTCGCCGAGTATGCAACGTAGCACGCTACACCGCTAGTCTCAGCAATTGTAGCGGCAGTTGCAAAGCCCTCGGCTACATATATGTGCGCATCCTGATTAGATCCGATACGCCATAGCGATCCGCCGGTCTTACCACCGGGATGATAGAGCTTGCCCCCATCCGAGTCGATGTATTGCACGGTAGTCATCTCGCCGTCACTGTTAAACAGTGGCACGATCAATCGACCATCGCCCGTGACTCGAGCGCCGTTAGGCTGAATCTTTTTCTTGACTAGGTACGGATGATCAGCTGTGGCCTCGGCGGCCTCGCTCCAGATCTTATTGACAACGTCCGAGACGTTATCGCGCATCAGTTTCTCTGCCGCTTCCCTTGCCTGCCGCGCCTCTTCCATGCGTCGCGTAAATGTGATCTTCTCATGCGGCGAGAGGTCGCGCCCAATCTGGGCAATCCACTTGTGCTCGACGCCGAATCTCCAGTCCCCAAACTTACCAGCGCATACACCATCACCAAAA